GGTCAGAGAAGCAGCAGATTGATGTAACTTCATCCTCGCCTATACAGGTGCAGATTATCAACGATCTTAAGGACTAACAGCGTCAGATGGCAGTCAGGCAGATTAAGCTTTCCGACATTGTAGGTAAGGGCTATGCCGACTTCTGGCAGGCCTCTCAGCGCTATCGTGTCGTCAAAGGCTCAAGAGCCTCCAAAAAATCTACCACCGCGGCGCTCTGGTACATCATTAACATGATGACACAGCCGCAGGCCAATCTGCTGGTAGTGCGCCGCTATGGGCGTACGCTTAAGGACTCCTGTTTTGCTCAGCTGAGGTGGGCTATAGACCGACTGAATGTCGGGCAGTTTTGGAAGGCTACAACCAATCCGCTCGAACTGACTTATACACCGACGGGGCAGAAGATCCTCTTCCGCGGCCTCGACGACGGACTGAAAGTTACCTCCATAACAGTGGCAAAGGGTTTTTTATGCTGGGTATGGATAGACGAGGCTTACGAGATCCGTGAGCCTGACTTTAACAAGCTTGATATGTCAATCCGCGGCAAATTGCCGAAAGGATTAAATCATCAGCTTACCCTGACCTTTAACCCGTGGTCTGAAAGATCATGGCTCAAGGCACGTTTCTTCGATACGCCAAATCCGCATGTTTTTGCGGCTACTACAACTTACAAGTGTAATGAATGGCTCTCTGACGAGGACAGGGCTATCTTTGCCGATATGGCAGAGCACAATCCGCGCCGCTACGCTATCGAGGGCGAGGGGCAGTGGGGCATATCCGAGGGGCTGATTTTTGACCGCGTGAAGGAGCAGGATTTTGACGTCAGGGAACTCATGCGCCAGCGCCTTCCTGCTGTTTACGGCATGGACTTCGGCTTTACGGATCCTACGGCCTTTGTCGGTGCCCTGGTAGACGCGAAGGCCATGAGGCTGTATATTTTCACCGAATGGAGCGGCACCGGAGTAACCAACGCTGAGATATGCGCTGGGATAAAGGACTGCGGCATTGTGCATGAGCGCATTTACTGCGACAGCGCCGAGCCTAAGAGCATAGCGGAGCTGCGCCGCCTCGGCCTGAACACGGTTTCAGTCACGAAGGGCGCCGACAGCGTGCGCTATGGCATACAGAAGCTGCAGGGTTTTGAGATGATAGTCTCACCGGCCTGCCCGGGCTTCCTTCATGCGGTGCAGAACTACACCTGGAAAAAGGACAAAAACGGACAGCCTACAGACGTGCCGGAGCATGACTTCTCGCATTTCCCTGACGCTCTGCGCTATGCCGTATCAGATTTCCGTATGGGCGGCTTCCGCATTGACGCAAGCAATAAGAGGTATTTAGGATTATGACGGCAGAAAAGACTGAAAAATCACGCCTCTACATATCCCCGTCAACCGCGGAGGATATCGCGTCAAACCTGATGATGCCGCAGCGCACCTTCCGGGCGTTTGACAGCATCGATAAGGTCAGGCGCGCTTTTGCGCTCCCTGTTTCGATGGGCGCACCGAAGGATGAGCGCGAGGCGCTTGACATGGCCTTTGACTCCGCCGGCGGCTACAGCACTATATATGAGTCCCTTCAGCAGCACGCGGGCGATATGGGTCAGTACCCCATCACCAGTTTTATCGGCTATGGGGCGCTCCAGCAGATTGCCCAGAACGGTATGATCCGGGCGTGCATACAGACTGTCGCTGACGATATCACACGCGAGTGGATTACCGTCAAGGGCGGCGATGATACGGATCCGGAGGATGTGCAGCATCTTGAGGATCTCCTGAATCAGAAGTATCACCTGAAAGATCTTTTTCATTCTGCCGCGGCTACTATGGGCTACATGGGCGGCGCCTTTATCTTTATCGACACCGGCACCGAGGGTGAGGATCTTGCCCTGCCGCTCCGCATCTCGTCTCTTTCGGCTGAGATGTCGGAGGGCATGGCGCTCCGCTTTACCCTTGTAGATCCTGTCAACGTAAGCCCCGGGGATTACAACGCGACAAATCCCCTGCAGCCTGACTACATGCAGCCTAAGTGCTGGTGGGTTTTAGGGCAGAAGGTGCACGCGTCGCGCATGATTTCGGTTTTTGACAATCCGCCGCCGCTCCTCCTGCGCCCGTCTTATAATTTCCTGGGCATCCCTCAGGCTCAGATTTTGTGGGATTATGTCCTGCACTGGAACGAATGCCGCATCTATACTGCTGACCTCTTAAAGAAAATCTCGCTCCTTGTCATGCAGACCGATACACAGGCCATCTTCGGCACGCCCGGCGGCGTGCAGTCCTTTGATATCCGTATGCAGGCCCTGCAGAGATACCGCGACAATAACAGCGTTTTTGTTTGCGATAAGCAGGACGAGCAGGTATCCAACGTGCAGACTTCTACGGCGGGATGCACCGATATCGTCAGACAGTCTCTTGAGATGATAGCGGCCATAAACCGCACGCCTGCAGTCAAACTCCTGGGCATAAGCCCTTCCGGCTTCAACGCGACAGGTGAGTCAGACCTCAAAAATTATTATGATCACATCCGCACGAAGCAGGAGATCCTGCGCCCGGCTGTCGAGGAGTGCCTGAAAGCTATAGAGATAGCCGAGGCCGGCACGATAGATCCATCCATCACCTTTGAGTTTAAACAGCTCGGCACCGACAACGACTCGGCACGCGCGATGAACGCGCAGACGCGCATTAACACTTTGGGCGCCGCACTTGACCGTCAGGTTATTAGCCCGGAGGAGATGCGCGCGGCCGTCAAGGCGGATCCCGACATGGGGCTTGACTTTATCGATGACGAAATGCCCGATATGGGAGACGGACAGGACATGCAGACTGACGAGCCTGACGCCTCCGGCCTTGCCGGCATGATGGCAAGTCAGGCGGAGGAGCAGGCAAAGGCCGAGGCGGATGCTAAGGCCAAAGCCGCTCCGGGGCACGAGGACGGCATGAAGCAGGCGATGGCTGAAAAAGCCGAGGCGCCGGAGGCTGATGCATGAGGAAGAAGCCGAGAACCGCGAGGGCTGTAGCCGCGAACCAGGGCGTGCAGAAGGAGTACGCCCGGAGGCTCCGGAACGCCCTGCGCATGCTTCTCCGCGACGCCCTGAAAGATCTTCATCAGGAACTCGGCATGGCGCATGACGCCGCGGGCGGCTTTGAGCCGTCTCCGTCTGATATCACACGCAGATTTGCCGCTGATATGGCGCGATGGATGGTAAAGGCCGGGCAGGTCGCCAAAGCGATATCCCGCTGGTTCTGCGCCGCTATGTACCGTACGACAACGCACGCGCAGAAGCAGGCGCTCAAGGCGGCGGGCGTGAGCGAGAAGAGCATAGACGCGCGCTGGGGCATTCCGGTGCTAAAGCGCCAGTATATAAGCCCGACGGCGGCCAAAAACCTGCAGAAGCACATCGAGGACAATACAAAGCTGATTACAAAGATGGCTTCTCAGGATTTAGCCCGCCTGCAGGCTCTGATGGAAGAGACTAACGGACAGAATGTCAGTTTTAGCGATATTGAAAACCTGCTCAAAGGCTCCCAGGGCTTTGACGAGGAAAGGGCAAAACGTGTCGCTATGGATCAGAGCAATAAACTCAATCAGCAGATCCAAAGGGACAACGCCGCAGACCTCGGGATTACAAAGTGCATCTGGATGCACGTGCCCGGACAGTTTACGCAGAGAAAAACGCATAAAGCCTTTGACGGAAAGACATTTGATACTAAAATAGGCCTATACGACTCGGATGTCGGCAAGAACGTACTGCCCGGTGAGCTGCCATATTGCAGGTGCCAGGCGCGTATGGTTCTGCCGGAGGAGTTATTCAGTGATTGAGAAAATCGCGCTTGACGCGCAGTCAAAACGCACGTATGACGAAAACGGCTTTTTGCACGTTTCCATCTCCCCTCTGACACGCGTACAGGTAGCGCCGTACCGCGGATGCGAGATCCCGGGATGGCAGGAACTCGGGCTTGAGCCTGAAAGAGTCTACAGGGGCTACAGGCCTGCATCGGAGCTGTCGAAGCCCGAGACTATTGAGAGCGTCAACGGGATCCCAATCCAACTGGCGCACCATATGGACTACGCGGACAATCCCGCGAAAAACACGCGTGTCGGCTCTACAGGTACCGATGGCGCGTTTCATTCCCCGTTTTTAACAAATTCTCTGCATATCCAGGACAAGAACGCGATTGACCGCATTAACGACGGTTCTATGCGCGAGTTAAGCCTGGCATATCGCTATAAACCTGTTTTTACGCCGGGCGAGACGCCTGACGGTGAAAAATATGACTTCATCATGACCGATATCTCAGCCAATCATCTCGCTTTGGTTGACGAGGGGCGGGCAGGGCATGAAGTTTTGGTGTATGACTCAAAAGGAGGCAATATGGCCGATGTTGAGAAGACTCTGCCCGCGTCAGATGATGATGCAGTGGAGAAGAAGGAAGTAGCGCTTGCGCAGCAGGTCAAGCAGGGCGCTCAGAAGCTTATTGACCTGCACGCATCGCCCGCGGAGCAGGAGCCGCACTCCGAGGCTGTAGGTGATGATGACAAGAACGCGGAGATTACCTCCATCCTTGAAGACCTGCAGAAGGCCGGCGCTGACCTCTCAAAGGTCCCCGGGCTTGCCGACAGGCTCAAGGGGCTGGCAGCTGCAGCAACAGATGAGGATGAGGATCTTGAGGGCGCCGCCGCCCCCGCTGAGGATGAGGACGAGGCTGTTGCACCCGCTGAGGATCCTGCCGCCGCACCTGCAGAGGATGAGGACGAGCCCGCCGCTGAGGGTGATGAGCCTGCAGAGGATGAGGACGAGCCTGCCGCAGAGGGCAACGAGGGCGACATGGTAGCCGACGGCCTTAAGGCCTGCGGGCTTGACGGAGAGGATCCCGAGGTGCAGAAGGCTTTTGCCGCCGGGCTTAAGTACGCCAAGGGCGGCGCACAGCCTGCCGGGAAGCCTGCCGCTGCGCAGGATCGCGCGCTGAGGAAGATTGTGTCTATGGTCACCGGGCGTCTTAACGCGAAGCTGACCGCTGCCGATGAGTGCCGCAAGACCCTCGGGCGCGTGAGGCTGGGTGCCTTTGACTCCGCCGGCGATATCTACCGTGCGGCTCTCAGGCAGGAGGGCTTCAAGACTAAGGGGCTTTCCAACAGGGACGCGATGATGGTTTACCGTACCGTCCTCGCACTTAAGAGCGGGAAGCGCGGCGCGGCTATGGATCGCAAGATGCAGAGCGGCAAGCCCTCTTTCCTGGGTGAGATCCTTAACTCTATCAACAAGGAGTAATCTATGAGCGGATTTCAGAAGAGCGTAAAGCTTTATCCTGCTGTAGGCGTACCGGGGCAGGAGGTAAATCCCGGTCAGGCTATTTACACCGCAGAGAACTATATCTCTGACGGCACTCTTGCCGCCGGCGGCTTTGCTTTCGCAAAGGCGTCTGACGGAGACGTCAAGACCGCATCGGCTACCGGCACCGGCAAGCCGCTCGGTTTTGTTGAGCGCAACGGTGTGAGCGTGATTACCAATCCCCTGACCGAGGCGACCAACGTTTACGGCGCCGGGATTAGCGCGCCTATCGCGCTCCGCGGGCAGTTTTACGCGCTCGCGACCGGTGCGGCCACCGAGGGGCAGTCAGTGCTCTGCGATCCTGCTACCGGCGCCGTTACTTATGGCGCGTCAGGCGCGGAAAACGACACCGGCTGGATCGTAATCCTCCCTGCAGGCCTTGCGGCTGCGGCTGAGGGCGACGTGGTTATCTATCAGCGTATCGGCGCTTAAGGAGGTGCCCTATGGATCTTGATTTTGAGTTAGCGAAGCAGAAGGGTATCTCCAGCCCTTACGCTGTCGGCTTCATGCCTTACAGCGTAAAGGACGGCAGGATTACCGTTGACTATGCCGCCGCATCCCGCCAGCTGGCTATGGATGCCGCCGCTTCTACCGCTCCGAACATCGGCGCGCCCGCCGCTCTGTACACCTATATCGATCCCCGTATCGTGCAGGTGCTCTTCGGCGTTACCAACGCGTCTAAGTTTTTCGCGCCTAACAAGGTAGGAAGCTGGGAGCAGGATTTCGCGACTTTCGAGGTTGAGGAGATTGAGGGC